GTTACTGCAAAGTCACGCGCTCTGAAGGCTGAGTACTCACTAGAGCTTGCTCAGGACCTCAAGGCAATCCACGGTCTGAATGCTGAAGCGGAATTAGCAAACATTCTCTCAACCGAGATTCTTGCTGAAATCAACCGCGAAGTTATCAGAACCATCTACAAGACTGCTGAACAGGGTGCTGTACAAAACGTAGCAACTGCAGGCATCTTCGACCTTGACGTTGACTCCAACGGTCGTTGGTCAGTTGAGAAGTTCAAGGGTCTTCTGTTCCAGATTGAGCGTGATGCTAACGCAATCGCTCAGAGAACTCGTCGTGGAAAGGGCAACATCATCCTCTGCTCCGCAGACGTTGCTTCCGCTCTAACCATGGCTGGCGTTCTGGATTACACCCCAGCACTCAACGCTAACCTCAATGTTGATGATACTGGCAATACTTTTGCTGGTACTCTAATGGGCAAATTCCGCGTATATATTGACCCATATGCTGCTAACCTGACTTCAGGTAATGCAACTCCTGGCAACCAGTATTACGTTGTTGGTTATAAGGGTTCTTCACCTTATGACGCTGGTCTCTTCTATTGCCCATACGTTCCTCTCCAAATGGTTCGTGCCGTTGGTGAGAACTCCTTCCAGCCCAAGATTGGCTTTAAGACCCGCTATGGTCTTGTTGCTAACCCATTCGCTGAAGGTACTGAGCAAGGTCTGGGTCGCCTCAGAGTCAACAGCAACCGCTACTACAGAAGAGTTGCTGTTAAGAACCTCATGTGATCCATTTCACATAGAGATTCAGGAGGGTCCGCAAGGACCCTCTTTTTTTATCTAAATATTTAAAAAAATCATGTCTGGTTTTTCAAATCAAGTTGGCAATAGAAATTTTCTATCTTCAGTAAACTTTAAGTTTACTCTTAATAGGGCACCTAAAGTAGCATTTTTTTCCAATCAAATATCTATCCCTAGCATATCATTAGGAGTAGCAGTTCAGACAAACTATCTAAACGATATACCTGTTCCTGGTGATAAGATGGTATTTGATGATTTTACTGTAAAATTTTTGGTTGATGAAAATTTAGAGAATTATATGGAAATTCAAAACTGGATGAGAGGTTTAGGATTTCCCGAAAGTTTATCCGAAATTTATGAATTCCAAAAAACAAATGAATCATTTGAGCAACCATATAAATCAGACCTAAATTTATATTCTGATGGAACTCTAATATGTTTAAATAGTAGTCAAAGATTTAACTTCCAAGTTAAATTTAGATCTATGTTCCCAGTATACCTATCACCTTTGGATTTTAATGCTACAACAAATGACACTGAATATTTTACAGCAGATGTAACATTTAAATATTTGATGTATAATATTGTTGATAGGAATGGAGATCCATTAACATCGTAAACGTTGAAATTATTAATTCATGAGCATTGATTTAGACTCTATCCAAAAAATGTGGGAACAGGATTCGAAAATAGATTCCGATAACTTACACACAGAATCTTTAAATATTCCTATCCTACACGCAAAATATTTTGATTTATATAATACTATTTTTCTCCTAAGGAAGAAAGCAGAACAGCAAAAAAGAAATATTCGCCACGAAAGATATGAGTATTACTCAGGTAAATCAGATCCTGAAGTTTATATAGAAAATCCTTTCCCCAAAAAGATACGTGATAAAGATACCCTACAAAAGTATCTAGATGCAGATGAAAACCTATCGAAGGTATGTCTGAAAATTGATTACTACGATACAATGCTTGTTTATATTGAAAGTATCTTGAAAATGATACAGAATAGAACTTATCAAATAAAGAATGCTATCGAATTTATGAGATTTAATGCTGGTCTGGGGTAAATAAATACTCATAGATGAATGGATTAATGTGATTGATAGTACAGCAAATCTTGTTATATCAAAATCCAACGAAGTATTTTTAAAAATTAATACGGAACCTCATATTGAATATGAACTTAGAGACCACTTTAAGTTTGAGATTCCGAATGCAAAATTTATGCCCCAGTATCGCGGAAGAAACTGGAATGGCGAAATTCACTTATTTGATATGAGGTCCAAGCAGATTTACGTAGGTCTTTTAGACAAGATAGTAAATTTCTGCAACCAATACGGATATTCTTATAAGTTTGAAGAGAATAAATTTTACGGGCAACCTTTTGAGATAAATGAACACATCTCATATGAAGGTGTTAAGGATTATATGCATTCTATTTGCTCTCATTCTCCGAGAGACTATCAAATAGAGGGAGTATACGATGCTCTACGACATAACCGAAAATTACTAATATCACCCACAGCCTCAGGAAAATCCTTGATGATTTATTCCCTCGTAAGGTATTACGTAGATAAAGGAGAAAAAATTCTTCTAGTTGTTCCGACGACATCTCTTGTAGAGCAGATGTACAAGGATTTTTTAGATTATGGTTGGGATGCTGAGTCATATTGTCACCGCATTTATTCGGGTAGAGAGAAAACAAATGAGCATCCAGTTACTATTACAACTTGGCAATCTGTATATAAACTAGAACGTTCATTCTTTGAAGACTATGGTTGCATTATAGGAGATGAAGCACATCTTTTCAAGAGTAAGTCATTGATTGATATCATGACTAAACTTCATCATGCTAAGTATAGATTTGGATTTACTGGTACATTAGATGGAACACAAACTCATAAATGGGTTTTGGAAGGTTTATTTGGTCCATCATACAAAGTAACTAGAACAGATGAATTAATGAAACAAGGATATCTATCTCAATTAGATATTCAATGTTTGGTTCTTAAACATAAACCACAAAAATTTGAAACTTATGAAGATGAGATTCAGTATTTGATTTCACATGAACAGAGAAATAAGTTTATTACAAATCTTACTCTTGATCTAAAAGGAAATACTCTTGTTTTGTTTAGTAGAGTTGAATCTCATGGAGCAGTACTATACGAAAGAATAAATAATTCAAAGCAAAGTAATCGTAAAGTATTTTTTGTTCATGGTGGAGTTGATGCTGAAGAAAGAGAAATGGTAAGAGAAATTACCGAAAGAGAAAATAATGCTATTATTGTTGCTTCTTATGGAACTTTCTCTACGGGAATTAATATTAAAAATCTACACAATGTAATCTTTGCTTCTCCAAGTAAATCTAGAATTAGAAATTTACAATCAATAGGAAGAGTTTTAAGGAAAGGAAAAAATAAAACAAAAGCAGTTCTTTATGATATTGCTGATGACTGTACTTACAACTCACGTAAAAATTATACTTTAAATCACCTCATTGAAAGAATTAAAACTTATAATGAAGAGAATTTCAACTATGAAATAATTACAATACAACTTAAGAGCAAATGAATTATTACACTTACGCATATCTTAGGGAAGATGGAACTCCTTACTATATCGGTAAAGGTAAAGGAAATCGCATTCATTCAAAATCCAATAGAGTTTTTAATCCTCCGCCTAAAGAAAGAAGAATATATCTAAAACAAAATTTAACGGAAGAAGAAGCATTTAAGCATGAAGTTTATATGATATCTATTTTTGGTAGAAAAGATTTGAAGACAGGAATTCTTCATAATAAATCAAATGGCGGCGTAGGTGGAGGTACTATGAAGGGTCGTAAACATTCCCAAGAAACAAAGGAGAGAATGAGGCAAACTAAACTTGGTAAAAAACATACTCTCCGAGAAAGGAAGAATATGAGTGAATCTCATAAAGGTCTCAAGTATCCCAACAGAAAAAGTAATCCACAAACAGAACAACATAGAAAGAACAGAAGTGAATCTGTAAAACTATGGTGGAAACAAAGAAAAGAGGTTCAAGCAAATGGGAATTGAAGAAGATTTCTACGCAACGGTTAAACTAAAAACAGGCGAAGAACTATTTGCTAAAGTAGCAGCCTCAGAGGAAGAGGATAGAACGTTCTTAATCGTATCCAGTCCAATTGTTATTTCTGAAGTTAAAACTAGAACAGGTGCATCTGGATATAAACTTGAACCTTGGTTAAAGACAACCAAGGAAGATATGTTTATTATTAATCTAGAAGATGTAATTACTCTTTCAGAATCTTCTGATGTTGAAATGATATCCATGTATCAAAACTACGTAAGAGAATATTCAAAGAAAGATGGTAGTCAAGCAAAGATAAGTCGTAAGATGGGATATATTGCTAATATCCATGATGCTAAAGAGATCTTAGAAAAGCTTTATAAAAATAGCTAAGTTAAATCTTTTCAACCTCGACAAAGGTAATTGTACAACATTTGAATAACCTTGTCAACTATTGGTGAAGGTGTTATAATATCTACATAATAATGATAAAAACTTATGATAACCACAGCAGTTATGACCAAAAGAAAGAGGTCAGAGCATTACGTCAACAATAAAGAGTTTCTTGCAGCACTGATTAAGTATCGTGAAGATAAAGAGATTGCTGTATTGCAAAACAAACCAAAACCTCCTATTCCTCGCTACATTGGAGAGTGTTTCCTGAAGATTGCAAATCACCTGTCTTTCAAACCAAACTTCGTGAACTACATGTTTAAGGAAGATATGATTTCTGACGGTATTGAAAACTGCGTTCAATACATTCATAACTTCAATCCTGAGAAGTCGCAAAATCCTTTCGCATATTTCACTCAAATCATTCACTACGCCTTCCTCCGTAGAATCCAAAGAGAAAAGCGTCAGTTGGAAATCAAAAATAAAATTCTTGAAAAGTCTGGATATTCTGAAGTATTCAGCAATGATAACAGTGTTGACGGCGACAACTATTCCGACTATAATAGCATCAAGGACGGCGTTCATTCTAAGCTTCGTTATTGATTGATGAAAGTAGCAATTATTACAGACCAACATTTTGGTGCTAGAAAGAATTCTAAACTCTTTCATGATTATTTCCTAAAGTTCTACAATGATGTATTTTTCCCCACACTCGAAGAGCAGGGGATTACTACCGTTGTAGATATGGGAGATACTTTTGATAGTCGTAAAGGAATTGATTTCTCTGCTCTATCTTGGGCTAAGAATAATTATTACGATCGTCTTCAAGAAATGGGAGTAAAGGTTCATACGATTGTAGGAAACCATACTGCTTATTATAAAAATACCAATAACGTAAACGCAGTAGATTTACTTCTACGTGAATACGATAATGTGACCGTATATTCCGAACCAACTGAAGTAGTGTTGGATAAACTTCCAACACTTTTTATTCCCTGGATTAATCAAGAAAATGAAGAAAAAACTCTTAAACTTATTCAAAAGACAACTTGCCCGTGCGCGATGGGGCACCTTGAACTCCAAGGATTTAGAGTTAATCGACAAATCGTCATGGAACATGGTTTGGAAAGCAAGTTATTTGAGAAGTTCGAACGTGTCTTCTCGGGACACTATCACACTCGATCGACTAACGGAACAGTCTTCTATCTAGGAAATCCTTATGAAATGTTTTGGAATGACCTGAATGATACTCGCGGGTTTCATATTTTTGACACTGAAACATTAGAACATACTCCAATAAACAATCCATATAAACTTTTTTACAATATCTATTACGAAGATACTAACTATCAGACATTTGATACTAGAGAATATGAAGACAAAATAGTTAAAGTTGTTGTTCGCAAGAAAACTGATACTAAAAAATTTGAAAAGTTTATTGATAAACTTTATTCTTCTAATATTTCAGAGCTTAAGATTATTGAAAACTTTGATATTCAAGAACCTCAAGAGTTTGAGGCATTTGAAAGTGAAGATACTATCTCTATTCTGAATAGATATATTGAAGAATCTGAAGTAAACCTTGATAAAACAATCATTCAAAAATTACTTCAAGAACTTTATCAAGAAGCATGTGAGTTAGTTTAATATGTTTATACTAACTATCAATGGAAGAGAAACTGAAGGTGCATATTCAGTAAAAAATGAAGAAGGGGAGAAAATATTATATTTGTTTCAGGAAGAGGATGATGCGGTAAGATATGCTATAATGTTAGAAGAAGATGATTACCCAGAAATGCATGTCATTGAAATTGAAGATGAGGTAATTATACAAACTTGCGAACTACATGGATACCAATATACTGTAATTACTCCTGACGATATTGTAATTCCTCCAACCACTGATTATGATTTTATTTAAAAAAATAAGGTATAAAAATTTCCTTTCCACTGGCAATCAATATACTGAAATTGATTTTACAAAGCACGCAACTAATCTAATCGTAGGTACTAACGGTGCAGGTAAATCCACCGTATTGGATGCTTTGTGTTTTTCTTTGTATGGGAAAGGATTTAGAAAAATTAATAAACCTCAACTGGTCAATTCTGTAAATGAAAAAGACTGTAAAGTTGAAATAGAATTTTCCATCGGCAAAACAGAATGGAAAGTCATTCGCGGAATCAAACCAGCAATATTTGAAATTGAAAGAGATGGTAAAGTACTCGATCAGTCATCAGCATCTCTAGATCAACAAAAGTGGTTGGAACAAAATGTTCTTAAGATGAACTATAAGTCTTTTACTCAAATCGTAATTTTGGGTTCAAGTACTTTTGTTCCTTTTATGCAACTTTCTGCAGCAAATCGCAGAGAAGTCATCGAGGATCTTCTTGATATTAAGATCTTTTCTTCAATGAATCTTGTTGTAAAGGAAAAAATTCGTCAAGTAAAAGAAGAAATTAAAGTTCTTGAATTAAAAAAAGAGTCTCTTCTTGATAAGGTCAAGATGCAACAAGAGTTTATTGAAGAACTTGAAAATCGCGGTAATGCCAACATCAACGCCAATAAAGAAAAGATTGCCAATTTAAATACTGAAATTGGTGTTTATATTGAGGAGAATACTTCTCTGGAAGAACCTCTTCAGAAGCACATTGTTGAGCAAGATAAACTAATTGGGTATGCTGATAAACTCCGTAAGTTTGGAAACTTGAAAGGTAAGATCTCTCAGAAAGTATCTACTATTACTAAAGAGCATAAGTTCTTTACTGAGAATACGGTTTGCCCAACTTGCACACAATCTATTGATGAAGAGTTCAGAATAAATAAGATTAACGACGCTCAAAATAAAGCAAAAGAGTTGCAATCCGGTTATAAAGAACTGGAGGAGGCAATTAAAGAGGAAGAAGAGCGAGAGCGTCAATTCCTTACTCTCTCTAAAGAGATCTCGAAATTAACGAATGGTATTTCTCAAAACAATATTAAGATCTCTGGATTCCAAAGACAAATCAGAGATCTTGAATCTGAAATTCAAACAATTACCGAGCAACTTAAAAACAGAAATTCTGAACATGAAAAGTTAGAGACATTCAAAGAAAACTTAAAAACTACATACGACGACCTCTCATCTAAAAAAGACGCAATCAACTATTACGATTTTTCGTATAGTTTGCTTAAAGACGGTGGGGTTAAATCTAAAATCATTAAGAAGTATTTGCCTCTCATCAATCAGCAAGTTAATCGCTACTTGCAAATGATGGACTTCTACATTAACTTTACACTTGATGAGGAGTTTAACGAAACCGTCCAGTCACCCATTCATGAAGATTTCTCTTATGCTTCTTTCAGTGAAGGAGAGAAAATGAGAATTGACCTTGCTCTACTTTTCACTTGGCGAGAAGTGGCAAGAATGAAGAACTCAGTTAATACAAATCTTTTAATTATGGATGAGGTATTTGATAGTTCTCTGGATGGATTTGGTACAGAAGAGTTTCTTAAAATTATTAGGTATGTGCTGAAAGATACTAACGTTTATGTTATCTCACACAAAACTGGTCTTGAGGACAGATTTGAATCTGTAACAAAGTTTGAGAAAGTCAAAGGTTTTTCGCATATGGTGGTCTGAACCACTTTTCAAACTGTCCACTGGGAGGTCTTCGGACCTCTTTTTTTTGTATAATGAGCCTATAACGCATCAGACTTATGTCCATTCGCCATGAGATCAAATCCCAACTTGCTAAACTGCTTGCCACTGAGGATCTCGTGGTTGAGCACAAGAAAGTTTCTACTGCTTGCTTTAACGTCCATACTCGTGTTCTAACCCTTCCTCTATGGGAGAAGGCAAGCAACCTTGTATATGACCTCCTGGTGGGCCACGAGGTAGGACACGCTCTCTTCACTCCTGATGAGGATTGGACTGAGACTATAAAGGTTCCTCCCCAGTTTGTGAATGTGGTTGAGGATGCTCGCATTGAGAAGTTGATGAAGCGCAAGTATGCTGGACTTGCTAAGACTTTCTTCAATGGTTATAAAGAACTGAATGAAGAAGATTTCTTCCAGATTGCTGATGATGATATTTCTGTCTTCAATCTTGCTGACCGAGTGAACTTATACTTTAAGATTGGCAATTTTATCTCTTTGGACTTCAAACCAGAGGAACAAGAAATTGTTAATCTGATTGGTGCATGTGAAAGTTTTGCGGATGCTCTAATTGCCGCCGATGAACTTTATAAGTATTGTAAGAAAGAAAAGGAGCAAGAACAGAAGGTTGCTGACTTTGATTCTCACGAGACTCAAGGAAATTCGCAATCTCCCGCAAGCGATTTTATTGAGACTAATGACTCCTCTTCCGATCAAGAAGGTGAGAGTGATAACTCTTCGGAAAAAGAGTCCGAAGAATCCTATGGTGGAACCGCTCAAGGGGAAGAAACTCCAGTAAAATCTTCAGATACTCAAGATGATCCAGAAGTTCGCACGGCCGATTCTCTGGAAGATAAAATTAGAAATCTTGTAAATCAAGATGGGTATGAGAGTGTTTATGTTGAGATTCCGCAAGTAAATCTGAATACGATCATTGCTAAGAACTCTGAAGTTCATAAAGAGATCAATGATTCTTTTGCTCATCAACAGAAAATTCACAATGAGCACGCAGAGGAAGAAAGATATACTCCAGTAAATCTTTACAAAGATTCTGATCTTGAGTTTAAGAAGTTTAAGTCTTATGCTCAGAAGGAAGTCAACTATCTTGTGAAAGAGTTTGAATGTCGTAAGGCAGCAGATCAGTATGCCCGCGCATCTACTGCTCGCACTGGCGTTCTTGATACCACTCGCCTTCATACCTACAAATATAATGAGGATCTTTTCAAGAAAGTTTCCATAATTCCTGATGGTAAGAATCACGGTCTAGTATTTGTTTTGGACTGGAGTGGATCTATGTCAGATGTGATGATTGATACTTGTAAGCAACTCTTCAATCTTGTTTGGTTCTGTAAGAAAGTTTCCATTCCCTTTGAGGTTTATGCTTTCACAAATGAATGGCGTCGTGGTGAATGGGATTATGAAAAGGAGCGTTATCTTGCTGCTGACCGTGAACCACACTATCAAAAGAAAGATGGTCTCCTAGTTGTTGATGAAACTTTCTCAATGATGAATGTTCTTACTAGTAAAGTTTCTGGTAAAGAACTGGAGAATCAAATGCTGAATATCTGGCGTCTTGCTTATTGTTTCGGTCGTGGTTATAGTTGTTCTTATACTTACTCAAATCGTATGAGTTTGTCTGGAACTCCCTTGAATGAAGCATTGATTGCGCTTCATCAGATTCTTCCCAAGTTCCAGAAAGAGAATAAACTACAGAAGGTTCAATGCATTGTTCTAACTGATGGTGAAGCAAGTCAACTTGTTCGCCACAAGGAAGTGCAACGTAAGTGGGACAAAGAACCTTATATTGGAACTGGATATATTCAACCTATGGATACATTCCTTCGTGACCGTAAATTGGGAACTACTTATAGGATTCATTATGCTCACCATCAGTTTACTGA